AACTGCAACTGATACTTTAAATTCAGATTTAATGGATGCATTAGTTAGTCTTACTGGCACACCCGAAGACATAGCTAAAAGTTCAAAGCTACCATCATCTCACAAGAAAAAAGTTTTTTGGAGTTTAGAAGATTATATTACTAAACATTATCCAGCTAAATTAACTGAGGCAGAGGGTGACCATGAAGGCGAGGCTTTATTTTATATAGCATCTGCTGTAACTGAGGCATATACTAATAATGGTAAAGTGCCTGACGATATAATTCTAGTTGAAGATGATAAGGGTATACCTATGGGTGCAGCTGATATTGAAATTTATCCTGAAGGAAAAATAAATTTTTATCCAAAAAGAAAAACAGGGAAGACGGTTAAAACTGAGCCTGCAATTTATATAGAGGGGCTAGGAAGTTTTAATAGAAAAACAACAGATTTATTATTAGAAAAAATAGAATTTTTAGCAGAAGCTGAAGGCATACGTTATATTGTAGGTGAAGATTTAACTTCTGAAGGGGCATTAAAAGCATTATCACTTAGAGGTTTTAAACCTGCTAAAAAAGGATTCTTTGAAGGGGAATTAATTAATGAAGCAATGTGGAGAGGTGGTAAAAAGGGTATTAAACAAAAAAATATGGTATTAGATTTGGGGGAAAAATATGCAACAACCCAAGAAGAAATTAATAAAGAATTAGAGAAAGAACGGATACAAGAACAAACTGAAAAATTAATTAAAAAATAAAAAAGGGGAGAAGCTATTAACTTCCCCCCACACTAGGCAACAACAGGGCACCTTTACGGGTGCCTTTTTTTTGGTGCAACTTCTTCACGCCAAAACTTTTAAACTACAATAGGTCCTTCCTTAATCATACGTTCTCTTCTTTGTGCTCTTTCAGAAGGCTCAATACTTTTTTTAATATCTTCTAAATTCCAATCAGGGTGTTTCTTTAATTTTTTAACAATCCATTTATAAGACCAGGGTTGTAATTTTAATGTACCATCACTCCAATAATAACTACTATTCTCAATTAACTTCTCAAGGTTCTCACGGGTAACTTTAGGGTGGTCTTCCTTTTTAATTACTTCTTTAATCCACTCAACTAAAATAGCCCGTGCCTTACTTCTTATTTGTTTTTTACCCATTAAATTGTTTGTATCATTTTTTTAATGTCATCTTCCAATTTCTTACCAACACTATTAGCATGATTAATAATGGCAGCACATAAATTGGCCTGATATTTAAACTCTTTTAAAGCTTCTCTAATTTTACCTACAGGTTTTCCACCGTAGTCTATCACAATAGAGTTCTCCTTATTCAATCCAATCTTTAGTTCAAATAATAATCCTGTGTGTTTTGATATATTATTTTTTTCCATCAGAAACTCCAGGACTTGGCTTTTTAACAAAGTCCGCACCAATGCTAGGATCTAATTGATTTAATGTAGTAAGCATATTCATTAGCTTTAATACTTCAGCATATGGTTTACCCATTAAGTACTTCATAAGTTCTGTAAGTTGTACAGAATTTATTAAGAAAGTCCTAGGGTTTGGTTGTTGTGATGGTTTTCCTTTTGTATTAGTAGTCATCTTTCCTTTCCCCTTATTTATTATTTTATTTTAAATGTATCTTCCAAAAAATCTTTCCAGAATTTCTGAGTTTGCTCTTGATATTTTTGAGCTTGCTCAGGTTGTTCTTTTAAGAATTTTTCAAATTGTACTTTCCACTCTGCGTAAGTTGGAATCTCTAATTTAAAATTGAACATATTTCTCCTCCTTTTATTTGTTATATTATTGACCTTTAAATTGATAATACTTATCCTCTATTAAGTCTTCACTAGTTAAATACGGATTTGTATTACTTGTTTTATCATAGATTTCTTTTAAATCTCTGATAGTTTGATTGAGAGTTCTGCCTTGTCTTAAACATCCACAGACTAAGTCTTCTACTTCTATCATTGCTTGTTTAACTTGTCCCATTACTGACCTCCTTTATTAATCTATTTAAATACCAATTAGCTTTTTGTAAATCTTCTAATGGTTCTCCTTTGAATTTATAACGAGAAACATATTTCAAAACATTTCCTTTAAGATACCCATGATATTCATCACCAGTCATACAATCTCGTATAACTTCTATAGTTTCTTTCTTACCATATTTATAATGAGCAGGTGAATTAACCTTATCGTCTACCATATTTCCTCTTAATTGAATTATACTCAATAGTTTCTATATCATATTCACCATTATGAACATTACGTTTAATTATTAAACCACTCCACCATAATCGTTGGGTACTTTTAGCATACTCTTCTTTGTGATGTAAATAACATCCAGCAGATAATCCCATTACTTTTCTACCCAAAGGTGTTGTACATATTGAATAGTCAAACAGATGGCAGTGTCCTACTGTAGAAGATACTTTATTTTTTAATAAAAGTGAACGAGCAATGTTATCCCCACTAACAGGTTTACCCATAACACCCGTAGGGTAATTATGACAATAGTGAACACCATCAATAGCCAATGGTTTTTGATAAGGAATAACTTCCCAACCAAACTCCTTAAATTTAAGATCTTCTATACTAATTGCCCCATCAAGTTCTGGGGTTTCCTCTACTATCCTATCTATTCTATCTTCATGATTACCAAGTAGCATGACTTTTCTTGGTCGTTTACCGTTAAGACCTTTATTAAATTTTTCCAATGCGTCATGTGCATGGTCAATATCCTTTTTATATCTTCTGCCCTCAAAGGATTTTTTTCCTCTATCATAACTTGAAAGAGAATCCATACTTGATAGATCTCCCATACAAATTATAGTATCAGGTTTTAGATCTCGTGCAAGCTTACCTGCCCACAGAAATCTATCATTGTTTGCTTTAGGTGTACAATGAGGATCACCCATTACTAAATGTGTTGCCATTTTTTCTCCTATTTTATTTTTTCTACTGTATCTACTTTAAGATTTTCTTTTCCATGTTCCTCGGTGTCCACTTGATCCCACTCACCCTTATGAAACTTTTCTTTAGCTTCATTGGTATTCTTTGCTTCTATATCAATGGACTCCCAAACATCTGAAGTAAAATGTATTTTATATGTTGCCATTAGTTTAACTCCTTATCTCTTTTCTTTTTTAAATACTCAATAAAATCTATAACATTATCTTCATTATCAAATTCAGCTACAGAATTTATAGGCATACTCTTGTTGCTTTTTTTGTCATCAGCAAATCCCCTTAAACCATACAAGAAAGTTGTATGCGGATCTGATGTTGCCATTTTAATCATCCCCCGTGCTACCGTACTGCATAATTCGTATTGTTCAGTAGACATTTTGGCTTTACTATCCATTATTATACCACAGGTAAAGCCCTTTTCCCATGGAGTGACTAAAACTTTTATTGAGTTTAACGTATCAAATTTTTTATCCTTTGTCATTTATACCAATACTTTTCAACATTTTCATTATTGTATTCTACAATTTTATATTCAAATCCCCTCTTCATACTTTTTCTACCAAAATCTTCTGCCTCTTTTTCAGTATTAAATATTACATTTGTAAACATTCTGTATTCTTTATCCTTTTTCTTTTTAAATAATACAAAGTATAACATCATTGGTATTGACGGAGAGTAGACCCCTCAAAACTACCCCCCATCATTCCCTAAAGTCTTATCCTTTTTAGGATTATTTACTTCAGTATACCAAACCCATTTAGGGTTTTTACCTTGCGACTGTTGCTGTGGCAACAACTGCAATTCGCTTCCCCAACAAGGAAGTTTGTATGGGCAAAAGGAACATACAAAGCCCAAAATTTTATTACCTGTTTTCTTTGTTCTAAATGTTTCTTCAATTTCTGAATAGCATTTTTTAAAAGGTTTCTTTTCAGTAATACTTTTCATATTATTTTCAGCATTTTTAATTGCTGTAGTTTTATATTCATCATCTGCCAGTGGTGCTTCGCAAGTTAGCCATTCTCCTGTAGATTTATTAATTACAATCCATCCACCAAATGGTATCTCCTCACTCTCACTATATAAATATCCTTGAGAGACATATCCAAAAGCATCGTCCTTAACTACTGCTTCAAAGCCACCCGCTTCTCCAAATTTATTTTTAAAGGAATAAGGTGACGCACTCTTAATATCCCAAATCTTTTTATTAATTTTAACATCATACCTTCCTTCAATGGCTGACCCATTAAACTTATACTTAACATTTTTTTGTTCATCTTCTATTTTTACTCCTGCTGATTTTAAAACAAATATAGATAAGGCTTCAATTAAATCCCCAAATGTATTTCTCATTTTAACATTATAGGGTTGACCTTCACCTTTTATATTTTGTGCTTCCATTTGTAATTGGCACAAGGGTCTCCCTACATTAGACATTCGAGGTTTAAAACCAGATCTTCGTTCTTCTGTAAACTGTTTGCGTAAGGCACTTTTACATGCCTCACCAAACTCTTCAACCAGTTTATCAGAAACCTTTACAGGCTCTTTAGTAGCCTTGCTTAGATATAACTGAACCTTATGAAGTATATCATTCATTAGTTTGATAATACTTCAACTGGATCTTCAACTTGTTTTATTACCTTTGCTGACTCACCATCAGAAGATATTGGTTGACTTTTTTTTGCATCTTTATAAAGGTCAACAACTTCACTATTCTCTGTGTTAATAATATCTTGAAACACAGTTAAAGTTTCCATATCTTCTTTAGACATTTGTAAATTAGCATCAGCATTAACAGAAATCTCTGGTGTGTAATATACATTACCACCTTTTTTCTGTCTTTTAGAATCAATTGAAAACGTAGTTGTAAACATAAGTTTTTTACGTTTATTAATTTGATCT